AATGCTGCCAAGTAACTCTTTTAATTTTGGATCCATTTGGTATCCTACCTTTCATATTGTTTTTTATATTAAAAAAAGACTTTAGATTAGATCTAAGTCCTCTAATAACTGATTTTTTATTTGTTCCTGCTCCGCCTCTGTGTCTTTTAGCTTCTGTGCCTCTTTTCCCTTTATAGCAAGCTCTCTCTTTTCCTTGCTAAGCATTCCACCTATTCCATTACTGAACGATTTATCCAATTCTGTATCCATGAATAAAATTTCATCAATTAATCCTTTTTCTTTGGCCTCTTGTGCGGTTAACCATGTTGTTTTATCCATCATCGCAAGTGTATCTTCTGAACTCATACCGCTTTTTACCATGTAAGTATTTGCTATCGACTGATTTGCTTTTTGAAGCATTTCAGACGCTTTATCCATTTCGTGATAATCTCCACTTGCTCCATATATTGCAACATTATGTACCATCATTAATGCGCTTGGCATCATAGAACATTTACCAGCCATTGCAATTTCACTCGCCGCACTTCCTGCCAGACTTGGTATTATAATTGCAACTTCACCCTTGTATCCTTTTAATGATGCATATATATCGGCTCCTGCAAAAATATCTCCACCTCCGCTGTTAATTTCAATATCCAGTCTTTCTCCATTTGCTGAAAGAATAATATCCTTTACATCCTTTGGACATGTCGAATCCATTTCAAAATAATCATATAACCATTTATCATCATTTGGTATAATTGGTCCTTTTATATCAATCTTGGCCACTGCTATTTCCTCCTTTTTCATATTGAATTCCTATCTTTTCTAATGGGATTACGCTTCCATTAGCAATTAACTTATCTCCAAATGGATCTCTTGCTTTATCTAAATACTCTCTTGCTTCATTTGGTGTGTAGATTGATCCGATTACATAATTTCTCAGCATTTCAGATTGTGTCTTGCTATCAGCTCTTAGCAAGACTTTTTCATTGAATTTTAAATAATATCCAGCTTGTCGTTCTTCTTTTGTTAGTAGCTTGTAGTTCATTTCCTCTTCATATTGTTTTATTATATAAAGCATTGTATCCACCAAAAAAGAGAGCTGCTGGCTCTCTGAATTAGAATACGATGATTTTTCATAATCATTTATTTGGTTTGGTTTAATTCCAAATGCACCTGAAATCTGTAAAGCAGAATACTTCTTTAATTCAAAGAATTGGCTATCGGTCAACTTTACATTGAGTGGTTGTAGCTGCATTCCAAATGGTACCGGAACGATTCTTCCAGCATTTTTAGCCCCGGATAGCATATCCTCATATTTATTTTGTAGTTTTTTTGCCTTTCCAGGTTCTAAATCTCCAGTATATTGAAGAGCCATTGAGGCTGTTAATCCCTGTTCATATAAATTATTCATGAATTTCTGACTTTCCAAGGCGCCATTTATTGAATTTTTTAATATGCTTTGTACTGGCTCTCCACTATATCCATCAAATGATAGCCATGTCTTAAAATGCATAACATCCTCTTGCTTAAATACATACGTTTCGCTATCGTATTTATCTATGTATTGATAATAAAACTTTCCTTTATTTCCAAATATCCCTTTATCATCGACAAGGATGGTCACCCTATCGCTTGGCATTGGCCATAAATCTAATGTGTTAATCTCACCTCCGTACTTAGATTTGACAAATTCCCTTCTAATCCAAACATATCCGTTCCCTTTATGATTTCGATTGTTTTCAATTGTGCTGAAGAAAGTAGTTGGTGTCATTTGTGGATTAGGTCTTGTTTTAAGCAGCTCATGCACTTTATTTGATTCAGCTTTTTTTACACCATCTTCCGTATTTTGATAATATTTAACTGGTAATTTTCCTATGGTTTCAGACAGCATTTTAAGACATGTAAAATAAGTTATTTCGCTTAGTACATTTTTATTTACTGTATTAATTCCTAGCCATTCAACAAAGTCCGGGCTGTTCATTTCAACCGAATTTTTTGCTTCCCAATTTTTAACTTGTTCTTTGATATTCATTTTTCACCTTCTTTCTAATAATTTTCTAGGAAATCATCTACTAAATCATTTAATCGTGATGTAAATACGTGATATAGTGCTAGTTTAAAAGCACACAGCATAGCATCCACTGGATCAATCTTTTTTGTATTTGCGTCTTTATCTATTTTAATCAATCCCTGATTTACTCTAATTACAGCATTACTCATTGAAAAATTAAGTAATGGATTCGCTGTATATAATACATTTTTGCAATACACTTGTTCTCTATATCCCGAAGTACTCTCATTTAGTGATTTATGAGATTGGAATACCTCTTCAACTATATAACCTTCGTTTGACAGGTCCTGCATAATTTTTGATGCGTTTGCAGGATCAAAGCACAAGCACTCAATATGCCAGTCGTTTTCTTCACATGTCTTAATTACATATTTCATAACCACATTTTGATCAACTATTTCTGTATTGGTTATCGTTAATAGCTTCATTCTTTCCCATGCGTCGTAAGGTACCTTATCTTTTTGAACTCTCTCTCTTAATTTTTCTTGGTTTGGTATGAATGAATGAGAATAACATATGTATTTAACTATCTTTTTACCTGTAGAATCTAACTTATCAGTTTGCCAAGGTATTATAAAAGATACAGACGTCAAATCGATCTTTGCTGACATATCAAATCCAACATACACCGACATTCCCCTGGTGCTTATAGGAATTTCTTTTACTTCGCATTTTTTCCACTTTGCCATATCCATATAGCCATTTTCTTTTTGTTGCACCCATTTATTTAGGCACTTTGTAAGAAATGCTATCATTTTTTCAGGTATTTCTTTAGCGAGTTTATATTCTCCTCGTATTTTTTCAATACCTTCTTTATATGTCATACGTATAGGATTGGCCTTTATCCAGTTATCTTCATTGTCAATATCATCTCCATCATCGATTTCTAGAATATCTACAAAATATTCATCATTCCATACGTCAATATAAGGATCTAGTACCTTGGAGCAATATGTATACTCTTGTGTGTAGCAAGGATATGATAAGTCCATCCCTGCAGTTGTTATAATCATCAATAGCGATTCTTTTGTATTAGAACCCAGGCCAAGATCATAGAACTCTGTTGTTTGATGTTGATGATATTCATCTAGGATAAGCCCAGCCGGATTTGTTCCATCTCCTTTTTTCCCATCCTCTTTGTTGAGAGCTTCAATAAAGCTTCCAGTCTTAATATGTTCTATTCTATCGTTTGTTATTTTAAATTTTGAAGCTAATGGCGAACCTCTAAGCATAAGTTTTGCTTCTTCAAGAATTATCTTCGACTGTTTTCTTTTAACTCCAGCTGTATAGTATTCGTATACTTCACCATTCTTTGTTGCCTGAGTTGATATTTCATAGAGTGCAACTCCTGCTTCTTCTTGTGATTTTGCATTTTTTCTTCCTACTTCAATGAATGACTTTTTAAATCTTTTGTATCCATTTTCAATATTTCTCCAACCATAGATTTGGCACAAATCAAATTTTTGCCAAGCTGTCAATTCTATAGGTTTTTGAGCGAGTATTCCCTTGGAATGTCTTAAATAGCTAAACCAATCCACAATCCCCAGGGCCTCTTTTTCGTCCCAGATATATTCAAATGGTTCCGTAAGTACATTGCAACCTATTTTTTTAAAGTCATTTAATAACCTTTGGCAGGCCCAGATATGTTTTTTCCCGCTAGGTATGATCCCATTGATACAATCGTTAGAGTACTGGATTAACTCTTCTCTAATATTCATTAGATATTACCAAATCTTTTGTCGACTTCCCATTCTGTTCTAGTTGTTTTAGTAGATGCCGCTTTTAATCTGCTATCAATTGTCATGCCACACAAGGAAGCAAACTTTCTCATTTCAGTAGCGAAGTTTGTTTGTATGTCAATCAGAGGATTTTTAACTACAATTATTCCAGCTCTTGTCTCTCTATCTATGTAGTATGGTTTTCCATTCAGCTGTTCCGTAGCCTTTATATAATTTGAATAAGCATTACAGTATGCCCCGATGTTATTTTTATCGAGATTTCCTATAATGCTTATGCTTTTTAATTCTTTTACTATTCTTTTATATTCTTTTTTGGCAATATCATCTATTAACCAGAGTGGAGGTTTTGCAAGTTGTCCGTCTCCAAGCTTTATACTATCTTCTTCGGTTTTTCTATTTCTTTGTTGAAAAACTGTCAGATTTCCTTTTTGCATTTCAATTGGTTTTCTTGGTCTTGGCATATGTATTCCTCCTTTTTTGCCAACTTTTAATTCTTATTTAGAATTTTGCGTGACTAATACTATACATGCGGTGTTCTGGCTTTGTCTAAAACAATTTT